CCCATACTTCTCTTTGAGTTCTCCGAGCCTATCCATGTCTGTTCCCGCACCAAAAATATGCACAGGAACTACTACATCAATATCACCATGTTCTTGAAGTTTTCTCTCAACATCATCCATATCCATGCAATAAGTTTCCTCCTCAATGTCGCAAAAGACTACTTCTATTCCTTGAAATAGCCCCGCCATAGCCGTAGCCGAAAATGTGAATGGAGTTGTTAGAATCTTTTCAGCCCCCAAAACTTTGTAGGCGAGCAAAAGTGCCGATGTTCCCGAATTAACTCCGATACAATGATTCACTCCAACATATTCACAAACTGCATCTTCAAATCTCTTCGCTCTCGGTCCATTCACAAATTGACCCGATTGAGCCACCTCTTCAAATGCCTCTCTCAACATCTCAATGTCATAATCAACAATAGTTCTGCTAATCATCCTTTCACTCTCCTTTAATCATCTCCAACAAAGTTTCCATTGGTCGCATAAGAGAATCTTCCTCAAGCCAAACATTGTCGCAAATAGTCCTAACCTTTTTACCGAACTCTTTTACTTCATAGGCGTGATTCCAACCCATCAGTTTTACTTCCGAGTTTTTCTTATCTCCTGTTGCGATTCCCCAAACCATAATAGCATCATTCCTCACACAAACATTAAGTTGGTTCGGAGGAATCATTCTTTTGAACCTTGACCATTGTTGAGGTCTAAGTCCCTTCACCTCAAGAATCTCATTAGGTGCAACATGAACCTCCATATTCACAACAATGTCGCCATTCAAGGTCTTATCTCTAAAGTGAACAAAGTTTTTCAAAATCCTTCCCTCATCCACTCCATTTTCCCGAAGCCAATTGACTGTTCCAACCTCGCACTTGACTCCGACCAAATTGCTACTCACTTTGTTATGGTTATATGTTCCCGAACCCTTAGTTCCGTTCCCACCATAATAGTCCACAATCTCTTTAGCGTGGTTTTCACACCAATCCAATTCTTCATCACTCAACATCAAAGATACTGCTTCACTCATATCACTCATCCTCCATAGGAATCCCTGCAACCCACTTAATCAAGGTTCGGTTATCATCCGATGAAACTGAATAAACCTTTAGGTTCATATAGCCTCCATCAACCGAAGGAAGAATCTCAATATGTGCAACCGTATGGTCATTTGTCCTTAGCCGAATGAGGTGAGGTTCATCACCTTCAATCTTCAAGTTTTTCACCTTAATATAGTCGTCAAAGTTTTCTCCGCCCATACTCATCATTCCATTTTTGACCTATTTAAAGGTTGGCTTATGCCTCCGAATACTTGATTCCTACATACTTTGTCTTAATCAAGATATTCGCCATTTTTTGCTTCAATTCTAATTCACCGCAAACGAAGTAGTTGAACTTGTTCCAAACACCGTTTTTATCCAAACATTCAATAAGCCATTTTTCATCCATTTTTTTCTTCCTCCTCATCTAACATCCTGTTTATCTCTTTAATGTATAAATCCAACAAAAGAAAACAGACCCAACATGGCTGATTTTCACAATTGCATACCTTTCTAAACTTCATGCAATTCCCGAACCGTGAAATAAATGGTGTAAAAATCACCAACAGGCATGACGGTTTCATTGAAATGTCCCTGTGCATAACTTTCAATAACCAAATCTCCACTACAATTGAATGAAATTGTTTGATTCACGGTTTGATTGTGATATGACTCACTAAATATGCTTGAGTTATCTGCATAAATAGCCAATTGAGCATTCCCTTGACCGTCATTAAAATAAGCCTTCAATTCAAAAGAAACCTCAACATAACCACTAAAGTTCAATTGAGTCGTATTCCCGATAGCCATAGGGTTATCATTCCAAAACTGATAGGCATGAACCAAAGATTCTTCTCGGATAAGTTCATACTCCACATCACCACCAACATCGTCAAGTGCGATTGTCGTTATTCCAAAACTCAACAATACTACGCACAAAAATGCAAACAAAGATTTCATTTTCATTCCTCCCAAATGTTCAAAATATCTTTGATTTTTTGAATAATTCCCTTTCTTTTGGTTGCATTATCCTTTTCATTCAAATACCGATTCAAGTTCTCCATAAACTCTTCAATATAGGTTTCCAATTCTTGATTCATTTGCCTCACCTAACACAGAATTAGCCAATCACCCTTATATGCTTTTTGCATGGTCGGCCTTCAAACACTCAAATATATGAACAATAACATCAACGGTCCAACCATTACCTATCATTTTGAATCCTTGATTGTCGGAAACTGCTTTAGTATAGCCTTCGGGTAATGTTTGAAGCCTCTCACACTCAAGAAGAGTGAAATATCTCCAATCAACTCCCATCTCTAAGTCCACAAAAGCATTCGGAATCCTTGATTTAGGGGGTTTATTTGAAATTATTGAATCCTTTTGAACAGTTGTCAAACAATATGCCTTATCATCTCCATTATCTTTAACATGGAGTGCTTGAGTATAGGGAATGTCGGGGTTAGAATCCTCTCTTTTTTGAGTCAATGGATTTATTTTTCTCCCTGCTATGTATGAAGCACTCCAATCATGATTAGAGGTTAAAATATCACCAAGCCCGATGTTCTTATCGGATGGTTGCGATATATCCCAATTCGCCCAATAAAGCCTTTTCCGTTCCTGTGCTGAAACCAATTTAGAATTGATGAGGACTCCTTCAACACCCATATATTCATTGATAATATCAGTCCATTGTTTTCGGCTCATTAGAACATTTTCAAGTAGGAAAAACTTAGGTTTGTAGTGATTCAAAATATCCACAAAATCAAAAAACAATTTGCTTCTTGGGTCGTCAAAATTAAGATGCTTTCCTTGATTAGCAAAACCTTGACATGGTGAACCTCCAATAATCAAATCTATCTCATCAATTTCCCATTCTCGCCAATTTTGAACATCACCCAAATGAACTATGTCGTCAAAATTATCTTTTGCTACGGTTATGCAATAATTGTCAATCTCACTCGCATAGTATTTTTCAAACTCAATTTTGGCTCTTTCAAGAGCCAATCTCCCACAAGCCATACCGTCAAAAAGACTCAATACATTCCTAATCTTCATTCGGAATACACCCCAAAATATGCTCAATCACTTTCACCGTAAATCCATTACCCAAAGCCTTATATCTGTTGGTTTTAGAAACTCCTTTAGTATAGTCATCGGGAACAGTTTGAAGCCTCTCGCACTCAAGAGGAGATAACATCTCAATCTTCCCAACCGCATAATCTCCAAAATTATGAAGTAATGCTTTTCCGGGTCGCCCATCAGCATTGACTCCTTTGTAGTAGGAATAAGTTAAACAGGGAAGTTTAGAGCCGTTTGGTGAAACAATTTGCCTATGCGATTGCCCCTTCTTTGCCTTTCTAACCGTAGCAGGTAAATAATCTTGATTTTCAAATACTGATTTACCTTCAATGTCATTTTTCAAAGGAAGCCTTTCCTTGACATTCGGTATATTAGTCCAATAAAGCCTTCTCCTATTTTGTGGAGAAAACAACGAAGAGTTAATCTCAATAGGTTCAACCCCTAAAATCTTTGAAATTACCTCAACAATTTTTGGACTCATTTTTACATTTTCAAAGATGAACCATTTAGGTTTAAGTTCTCTCAATAGCCGAACATACTCAAAAAACAATTTGCTTCTTGGGTCGTCAAAGTTCAACTGATTCCCCAAAAGTGAAAATCCTTGACATGGAGAGCCACCAACCAATAGGTCTAATTCATTCGGTTCAATGCCTTGATATTCATTTGATTCGGTGATTTCATACACATCACCTATATGAATTACATCATCGTAGTTTTCCTTAGATAGTTTGATACAGTTCGGCTCAATCTCGCTCGCATAATAGTTTTCAAAATGAATGCCTAACCTTTCAAGTGCAATCCTCAAGCATGATATTCCATCAAATAAACTCAAAATGCTTTTGAGCCTCAACTCATTCAATTTTATTCCTCCTCATCTCTCGCTACAACAATCAACTTATGGTCGCAAGTGCCGAACT